AGAAGTGTTATTTTTACAATCCCTCTGTAAAGGATCTACGATTCACGTGCCAGAAAGTGGAGACGGTGTTTTGGTAAACTCTGATATCATCGACAATCTAACTGCATAATGGACCGCCGTTTTACCAAAGAAAACCAAAGCCTGATCATTGCTTTAGTAGCAAAACAATTTTTGTGCGAACCGCAGACTTTGTTTGAACGTTGCAGGTCGGCTAGAGTTTCAAACGCCCGCCATGTCGCGATGTCCCTTATGCGAATTCTTCTTGACTGCACTTTGACAGAGATCGCGGTATTGTTCGGGCGGGATCACACTACGGTAATTCACGCAAAGCGGAAAGTTGACACCGATAAAAAGCTTCAGCAAATAGCTTTAGAGATAGCTAAGAAATATAAAGCAGAAACTGAAAAAGACATGGAATGATCATCGGCATCGACAACGGACTCGACGGCGGACTGTGTGCGATATCAGCACACGATGGATCTGTCATCGACATGTGGGCGACACCGACATTCCAGCGATCAGGAAAAAGAGAAGTGGATACTGAAACGATCTACAACTGGATCACTGACCTCCATACTCCACCATTGATCGCGATTGAGGAACCACTGAAACATGCCAAGTCATCGCAAGCGATGCGGTCGATGGGCATATCATATGGTAAAATTCTTGGCATGTGTGAGTCACACCGCCTTAAAGTAAAGCCCATCCAAGTATTGGACTGGCAAAAAGACATGCTCGGCAAAGTACCGAAATCGCAAACAAAAATCTTCGCGCTAAAGAAGGCGCTAGAACTTGCTCCGGAAGAGGACTGGCGTAAGAACAATCGCTGCACCGTACCGCATGACGGTATCGTTGACGCATTCCTCATCGCACAATACGCAAGAAAAAAATATGGATAAGATCAAAGCCGCCGTCGAACAATGCCTTAATGACGAAGAAGAAATTCTACTCGCCACTGGATTTGAAGATGCATTCATGGGTATCGCCCGCCAATTTGGTAGACCGTTTGCGGTCTACAATTTCGAGAAATGTCTTGAGATATTGGAGCGTGACATGACTCCGGACGACGCAATCGAGTATTTCTACTACAATGTAGAGGGCGCATATGTCGGTGAAAATACTCCAGCATTTCTATCGTGGGGAGACAATTGTGGTCCAGAATAAAATTTTTCAATTTTTTTCTCGACTCATCAAAACAGCTGTGGTAAGTGCTGTCTCGAATGAAGACGCTCTACCCCAAACAGGAACAAGCTAAAAACTTTTACCTCAACTGCCACCACCAGAAGATCAACACGCTGGATAGCTCCAGCGTTGGAACTGGCAAGACAGTAGTGGCAGTGCATTTGGCGAAGGAACTCGGACTTCCAGTCGCAGTGCTTTGCCCAAAAGCTGTCATCCCAGCATGGCAACGCGAGTTCGCTGAACACGGGATCACTCCAGAATTTGTTCTCAACTTTGAGAAAGTCCGGAATGGCAAGACCAAATGGATGTCCAAAGCGGGCAAAAAGATTATGCGATGGAACCTGAATCCTGATTCCTTGATTCTGGTAGACGAAATCCACAAGTGTAAAGGACCGTACACGCAGAATGCACAGCTGGTCATTTCGCTTATACAGCAGGGATTCCGTGTACACGGCATGTCTGCCACCGCAGCCGAAGATCCTACAGAGATGCGGGCTTTGGGATTCTTGTTGGGGCTCCACTCCCTCAATAAGCCAGAGAAAGGGCTGTCTAGTTGGTACAGCTGGATGATGCAACACGGATGCTACCAAGATGATTGGGGTGGTTGGAAGCTGTCGAACCGCAGCAAGCTGGCTCTGATCCGTCAAGCAATCTATGGAGTCAACGCCAACAAGCTGACGCCAGCGGACTTTCCGGATTCGTTTAGGAACAACCGCGTTTTCGTAGAGCCGACTGAATTCAAAGATCTAAAGAAAATCGACAAAGCCTACGAGCAGTTGGGCATCACACCAGCGATTATCGACGAATACATACTGAATGGTACGGTAGCAAATAGCGAACACGTGCTAGTCAATATCCTCAAAGCTCGCCAGCTTGCAGAGTCATTCAAAGTTCCAGACATCGCCGAAATGGCGGAAGACTTTATCGACGGCGGAAATAGCGTAGCGATCTTCGTTAATTTTACGGATACTGTAAATGCTCTTATTGGACTTTTACACTGTCCCAAAATCGATGGGAATCAGAATGCCGCACAGCGACAACAGGCAATCGACGATTTCCAAAACGATGCGGCAAAGTGCATAGTCGTGAACATCGCAGCTGGAGGGACTGGCCTATCGCTTCATGACATACGCGGCGAACGCCCACGCATTTCCCTCATCTGCCCCACATTCAATGCCAAAGACTATCTGCAAGTATTGGGCCGGATTCACCGCAATGGAGCTAAGTCCGATGCCGTGCAGAAAGTACTGGTCGCTGATGGTACGATTGAGGAACATGTCATGAAAGCAATCAAAACAAAGACCGAAAATCTGGAGGCAATCCATGGGTCGTAAATTTTCAAACTTTTTTCTTTACACCATTTTGATCACGCTTATCGTGTGGGAAATCTTAACCACAATTATTGACTATGCCAAAAGACAGTTGCTACAAAAAAGTGAAGGCTCAGTATGAGGTGTTCCCGTCTGCGCGAGCCAGCCAAGCTATTGCCAAGTGCCGTAAGGAATCTGGAAACGTTCGCAAAGGCGAAGAGGGTACGCAGCTCAAGCGTTGGCAAAAAGAAAAATGGGTAGACCAAAAGACTGGCAAGCCGTGCGGTGCTGGCGGCAAGAATGAGTACTGCCGCCCGACAAAGCGTGTCTCCAAAGAAACGCCGAAGACAGCCAACGAGATGTCGGCTTCAGAGAAGAAACGCAAGATCTTGGAAAAGGCTCGCGTCGGAATGGGTAAACGAGCAACACCAACTAAATAATATGTCATTCGGAACAGGAGCAGGAAAGGGCGATCTGCCGCGCCACGTTGATGGTGTCGCATATCGCGACAACTTCGATAACATCTTTCGCAAGAAGCCGACTTATACAGAGCTTCTCAAGAAGCATGACAAAGCAATCTCTGAAGGAAAATTTGATAAGGTAGCAGAACTAAAACAACAAATCGAATCAGTAATACAGAATAACAAATAAAATGAAACCAATTAATTCAGAACAAGAGAAATCAATAATGATAGAAATCCTATCAGAACGATTAAAAGTTCTTACTGAATATCACAAGAAAGCTAAGAACGGAAAAAAACTGTGGAAAGACCGTTTTAAATTATTGCAGAAACAAGTCGAACGGTTACAACAAGAGCGGGATTACTATAAAAAACAACTAAACATCCAAAGAGAATATGCAATACAATGACCCCAAAGGAAAAGCGGGCTCCCTTAAAGCTCCGCTCGGATTAGTTCCGCCGTATGCAATGGAACAGACTTCATGGGTCCACAAGTTGGGCGCAGAGAAGTACGGTCCGTGGAACTGGCGCGAGACTGGCGTTTGCGCCAGCACTTACGTCAACGCGATCCTGCGCCATCTGAACGCATGGCGTGACGGCGAATCATTGGACCCTGAATCCGGTATCACGCATCTGGCACACATTGCCTGTAGCGCGAACATCCTTATGGATGCAGAGTACTGTGGCAAGCTACAGGATGACAGGAACAAGCGACCCACTAACAACGAAACTGAGGAAGGTTCTCTGGCAGTGGGTGAGTTACTGACAATCAGTGAGTTCGCTGATATCCTTAAATGGATTCGTGGCGAAGATGAAGAGCTGGAGGTCGCAGATTGCGACCTTAAAGAAGAACCAGAAATTGAGACTTCGACTTGTGGTTACGAATCAACAATGCAAGTCACCACTGAAGGTGAGGTATATCGCATCCTCGACGATGGTGAGATCATTCAAGCGGGCGATGAGTACTATGTTGCCCGCGATAGATCGTGGAACAAAACAAATATTACCAAAGAATGGGGTATTAGACCAGTTGACGTTCATAATCTATTTCGCCGTAAGATCACAAAATGTGATCTTGAAGAAGCCGCAGATTGCGACCCTAAAGAGGAATCCCCAATCGATGACGAATGCAAATGTGGCCGCCGTAAAATTTATCATTGGCTTTACGGCTGGATCTGTGAAGACTGCGAAATCAAATATCCAGACCCACACCCATGAACAACGACCGACGAATGAAGATCAGTGTGGAGATTCCGCATGAAGGAAGCAAAATGGACTTCTCGTTTCCGCGAGATGCTCCATTAGAAGAACTTGTCACAGTGTTTCGGACAGTCATGACTTATATGGCATGGCATCCAGATATCACTGAATCTATGTTCAAGCGCGAATTTCTTGAGGACCACAGCATCTAATATTTTGCCCTATTAGTTTAATGGTAAAACGGTTGATTTGTAATCATCTGACGAAAGTTCGATTCTTTCATGGGGCTCCACAATTTCCCGCACCGTGAGGGAAACACGACAGTTTTGGCAGTAGCGGTCAGTGGATCGAGCCGCGCACTCTGAGCAAAAAGGCTGCTTTATATTTTAATACCATGTTATATTATGTTTACCGCCACAAGCATCCAATCACTAAAGCCATTTTCTATGTTGGAAAAGGCGTTGGTGATAGAGCTTATGAGACTTGTGGCAGGAGTGACGAATGGTTAGCTGTGCGTAAAGAAATTATATCTTCTTGCAATATGGATCGCGAAGTTGAAATAGTTCACTGCTATGACAACGAAGAACAAGCTCTTGAGTTAGAGTCGGTAGAGATCTACAGAGCGAAACTTATGGGCTTCAATTTGGTAAATAAACACAAACTAAAAAACCCAATCCCAAAGAAGTCAAAAGAATTAACGACTCCCACCCAACCAACAGAATATTCGCCAATATCTCAAATAGTAAAGTACAGACGAAAGTCTTTGGGTTTGACTCAGAAACAGCTCGCCGGATATGCAGGAACTGGAATACGTTTTATTATTGATTTAGAAAAATCAAAGCCTACGCTTCAGATCGGGAAAGCAAATCAAGTACTGAGAATGTTTGGCCTCACTATTTCCGCAGCTGAGTACAAAGAAAAATCTATTGAATTAGAACCACAATAAATTAAATAACATGAACACAATAACATCAAGAATAACAGTGCTACCGAAAGGCGAACCGATCTTCAGCTATAAGGCTACAGAGATCGGCATCATGGACGAAGCCGCTGGACCCTTTATCGAAATGCGGCAGATCGCAGAAAACGGCGAAGAAAAAATTATCCAATTCGACGTTGACGAGTGGTCCCACATCGCGAAGGCTGTGGGCAAGCTGATTCAAGAAATCGAGAAACTGGAAGCGCAGCCATGATAATTAGCGAAGAGGACACCGACAAAAGATGCGCTCAAATGTTGGGTCGCATCGGCATGATGATTCCAGAGGAGTTCTTCGAGACGGACTATTCCACAGTAGAGGATGCTGTGGGCTTGCTGCTTGAACGGTACTATTCTGAGATGGCCACGAAGTTCTATAACGAAAACCAGAAACAACTAAAACGAAACAGGAACAATGAGCAGGACACATGATACGATAATAAGCAGCTTCGATTTGGATCGGCTTGAAACTGAACTGGACAATGTGACCGATCAGCGAGACTGCGCCATACGTATATTAAAAAGAGTACAAGAGCAATGCGACGAGCTAAAAGAAGATCGAGACGCTTGGAAGTCTGAAGCGTTAATCATGGACGCTAGACTTCGTGGGGTGAAACATCCTAATGATAACGGGATCTTTTCACCAGATGAAGTAATACCGAAGCTGGAACGCGAAATCGCCTCCGTGAAAGAGCAACGCGACAGGCTGGCGGAGGAACTCAATGAAATAAAAGAAGAATATGGAACGTGGTGGGCGCAAAAACGCATTGCAATCGATGAATTAAAGGATGTCACGGAGCAGCGCGACAGGCTGGCGGAGGCTTTGCGGGTTGTAATAGCAGATTACAGGCTAGATGGTCGTGTGAGTGCCGAAGCTGACATGTTAGCCAGCGAAGCCCTCGCCGCAGTGAAAGGAGGGAGCGATGAGTGACACGCCAAATACACGCGCTGTCCTTCAGGCTGCTGATGGGAGATGGACTTACTCAATCAAAGATTTCTGCGAGAGCATGGAGCGGAAGTTAAATGAAGTTCAACGCGAGCGTGACGAATACAGAGGATTGCTAATTGAGCTTTACAACGACCTCAACATCATCCATTCAGGCAATGCCGTTCGGAAACTCAGCAAAATGTTTCGTGAAGAGAACTACAACTAATGATTGACGAATCCCACATCATCGGCGTAGTTACCGTTCTGTACGCAGCAGTGGGCGTGTCCCACGCTGTAAGCGGCAACTATCCGTGGGCATTGGTCTGGTGCGCTTATGCACTAGCCAATGTCGGACTGATGTGGGCTTCTCACAAATAGAACAATGACAACCACCTACCGTCCGTGTACTAAATGCGGAGAGATCAAAGAAGACAGAGAATTTTATTTTGGACGAGTTGACTGTATCAAATGCAACAACGCCTACCATAGAGCCTACTACCAACGCAACCGCGAAAAGCGGATCAAACAGATCGCCGAATACGATAAACGAACAAACCGAAAAAACAGATGAAACCATACTACTACGTATACCGATACAATGATAGGGGACCAAAAGTCCGCCACGCCACACTCGAAGCCGCACAAGCAGAAGCCATGCGTCTCTGCGAACAACACCCGTCAGAATCTTTTGAGATCCTGAAATGTGTCGGCTTTGCCAGAACAACCAAAGCAGCAACGTTCTGGATGGACGGTGAAGAGCCACCCAAAAGCGGAAACCCCTTCAGATATGTCAAACCACCAGAGTACTACTAAACTGCCTTCGCGTCGCTACACATGTAAGATGTGCGGCTGCAAAGGCCGACGCAACAATGCGCCGGAGCAGCGGATGAAAGAACCGATCTGTCCGTCGTGCGAAAAAAGTATTCGACATTTCGATTCAATTATCGCACACATGTCTCTCTTCGATATCATCAAACGCAAAATTAGAAACAAGTATCATGACACTAAAACAACTACAAAACATTATTGAACAGCGTAAACGGGTTGACCAAATGTTTCGCGACGCCGAAAAGGTTGGCGTTATCGATGTTAATGGCCCACTCTTCAATGCCGTATGGCACGCCATTGAGTCTGTCACTTCTATCGTTGATTCCTATGGATGGATTGACTGGTTTGTCTATGAGAACGAGTATGGGGCTAGAGAACTCACAGTCACCATCGACGGGAGAAAGCGCAAGATTAAAACTATTAAACAGCTGCATAAACTACTCCAAAGTAACGACGAGCCATGAGTGTTGTAGACGACGCCATCTCAACGATTATTGCTGACAAAAACGCAGCGGTCAAAGAAGCAGCGTTGTGGAAAGCAGAGGCTGAACGATGGAGGCAGATAGCTTTAGAACAATTAAATGAAAACAGAACAGATAGAGAAAGAGATAGCACAGAACTTAATTCTGACCGCTCTTAAAGAGGCTTACTTCAAAAGAGTTAAAAAAGAAAAGTTGGGTGCAACACCAGTATTAACAGCAGAAATAGAACTACTCGAAATCGCAATCAAAGAACTTATACAGACTATCAAGGAAAATGAAAAAAATTGAACCATTCAAAATTATAGGCCGCAACGGCCACTCATGTACCCTCACCAAATTAAAGCCAAAGAAATATTTGATTTCATTTGTTAATCCGATTATTAGTTTCGGCGGGCATCCAGACTTGGAATTCGTCGATCCTTCCGGCGGGCCATTCATTAGTGTCGGCACATCGTTGCGGGAATACCACCCGAAATTGCCAAACAAAAAGATTGCGGCTATCGAGCGCAACGATAAACTCCTGATCATCGTAACCGAATGAAACAGCAACCAGACCATAGCTCACGTGGACACGCAGAGTTTTCGCCATCGTCTTTGAAGTATGTTTCAAAGTGTGCAGGATTCCACGGAAGAGGAGGAACTAACTCTGCCGCTGAGATGGGTACGCGTATTCACGAAGCGTTGGAAGTACATGATCCATCGGCGCTCCACAACGAACAGGAACTGGAGATCTATGACAAGATCGTGGCGATGGAAGCAGATTTCCTAAATAACTTTGGTGGCGTTGCTGAGGAGTACAATGAGATTCAAGTTACCGTCCAATTGAATGGAACAGAGACGTGGGGAACTTGCGACCGCTTCCTGATTCTTGAATCCGGAAACGCTGTGATGGCAGACTACAAGACTGGCATCAGTATTATTGACCCACCAGAAAAGAACTGGCAAGCGAAGGCATATGTCGTCGGGGCATTCCAGAAATTTCCTAATGTCGAAGAGATCACGTTTGTATTCTATGTCCCACAGCATGATCAATCGTTGTACCATACTTTTAAACGGGCAGATGATTACGATAATCTGGTAAAGGAACTTAGTGCCGCTATCCTCAAAGCCGAAGCCACAAGACCAAAATGGATCGGTGGCAAGCCATCAATAGATGAGCTTACCCCATCTCCGAACTGCCGATTCTGTCGCTACGAAGACATGTGTCCAGCCCTTGGCGGACTAGTCTTGGAGGTCGCCAAGAAGCTAGACCCGCAGTTACCAGATGTGGATATTGAGAACACTGAAGATCCAGCGATACTCGAAGAACTGTGGAGCATCGGCAAGATTGTGACCAATTGGGCTGATCGTCAAAAGGCCCGTACTCTTGATCTTGTCAAAGGCGGTCTTCAGCT